ACATCAGATTGTAGAAGACTATGCCAAGTCACTCAATCCTCATGGTCGTGGTAAACCAATCGAAATCCGAGACTATCAAATTGAAGCAGTAAAGACTGCTCTCGATAAAGAGCGCACACTGCTATTATCTCCCACTGCGTCAGGAAAGTCATTTATAATTTACACCACGATGCGCTGGCATATTGCACATGATCGTAAGTGTATCATTATAGTTCCAACGACTTCGCTTGTTGAACAGTTGTTCACTGACTTTGAAGACTACTCCTCTGCCAATGGTTTCAATACTGATGGTGCTTGCCAAAAATTATATGCAGGGTTTACTAAACAGTTTAGCAAAGATGTATTGATTACAACTTGGCAGTCAGTATACCTACAACCTAAATCTTGGTTTGCTCAGTTTGATGTAATCTTTGGAGATGAAGCACATCAGTTCAAAGCAAAGTCCCTAACAACAGTTATGGAAAAGATGGACAAGATTCGTTACAGAATTGGAACAACAGGAACACTTGATAATAAAAAGGTTCATCGTTTAGTTCTTGAAGGTATGTTTGGTCCCGTGCACAAGGTTACTACAACTAAAGCACTCATGGATTCAGGAAGACTCACCACCCTAAATATAATGTGTGTGATGTTGAAGTATAACGAAGAAATTCGTAAAGCACAAAAGAATAAAACTTATCAAGAAGAGATGGACTTTCTTGTAAGTAATGAGAAACGAAATAAATTTATTCGTAATCTTGCAGTAAAATCTGAGGGTAATACTTTAGTGCTTTTCCAGTATGTTGAAAAACATGGAAAAGTTTTATATGAATTAATAAAGGATAAGGTGCATGAAAATCGCAAAGTGTTCTTTGTTTACGGAGGAACAGATACAACAGATCGTGAAGCAATTCGACACATTACAGAAGGTGAAAGCGACGCTATTATTATTGCTAGTTTTGGTACATTCTCCACTGGCATCAACATACCGTCTCTCGAGAATGTCATTTTTGCATCACCATCAAAGAGCAAGATCCGTAACTTGCAAAGTATTGGTCGTGGATTGAGATTGAAAGATGGTAAGACTAAATGTAATCTATTTGACCTTGCCGATGATTTGCATTGGAAGTCTTGGAAAAACCATACTCTAAATCATGCAGCTGAAAGATATAAAATCTATGCTGAAGAAGAATTTAAAGTTAAAATAATAGAGGTGGATCTATGTTAGATGACAACGAGTTCTATGTTATAATGAAACTTACATCAGGTGAGCAAGTAATGGCTGTCCTCAAAGAAGAAGATGAAGAACATGTTCTACTTGATTTTCCATTATGTATTAAAACCATTCCAATTTTAGAGGCACATCGTGAGCACATAACTGCACAACCTCTATGTCAATTTTCAGATGATAGAACTTTTGTGATTGCCAAGAGAGACATTATATTCGTTAAGAAATTACATCATTTATTCATTCCTCATTACCAACGCATTGTTGCAGAACATGAGAAAGTTTCTTTTATATCAAAAGATAAGAAAGAGGCACTACTCTGGGAAGATGATGTAGATCAGAAAGAAGCAAAGAGAAGAATCTTAATGCTTGAGGAGTTAGCGAAAATTCCAAAAGATGAAAGAGAAGAAGAAAGATACAGAGTCTTTGTTGAAGGAAACGAAACAATCAATTAGAGGTAACGATCAACCCTAACATAGTGATTATGCCTCAAGTCAATTAAAAAATCAAATTTATTTTATCTATAATTTACAATTAAATAAGATTTGTCTTTTTGTCATGAATGATGTATACTAATGAATAACTTGAATTAAATGAGGAACGAGTATGTATGGCACAATATGTAAATAACGCTGACTTTCTTGCAGCTATAGTAGAGATGCGAGCCAAGAAATTAGAAGCTGAAGAAAAAGGTTTACCCAAACCAATCGTCAGTAACTATATTGGCGAATGCATTCTTAAGATAGCAACTCACCTTTCTTACAAACCCAACTTTATTAATTATTCTTATCGTGATGAAATGATATCTGATGGTGTTGAAAACTGCCTTCAATATATTGATAATTTCGATCCCACTAAATCAAATAATCCATTTGCATATTTTACACAGATTATCTGGTATGCATTTTTGCGAAGGATTGCCAAAGAAAAGAAACAGAGTTATATTAAAGGTAAGTTGATTCAAGATATGCCTTTTGAGATGTTTGAAGTTCAAGAAGGTGATGATAAAGATTATCATAATGCCTATATGGATTTTGTTCAGAACAATAGCACCTTTGATGATTCATGGATGGATCGCAAAAAAGAAAAAGCAGCAAAGAAAAAGATGGACAATACCTTGAACAGTTTTTTGGATGATGAAGATGACACAGGAAATACGACAGTGGATTCGTGATTTGGCAGCAGGACATAATATTGTGGCAAGATCTTACCCTGCTCTAGCAAGAGCCACAAAACAAAAAAGAAAAAAAAGAGGTAAAAAACTTCTTAGAAAATATGTATGGGATGCATACGATAACCAATTTGATTTGAATGAGATTATGAGTAATAATGAAAAAATATTTTTAGGTGTTTCTGATTTCGAAGACTTAGTCACAGTCGAAATTATGAAGCGTCGTGTTGATGCAAAACTATCAACAGTACAACGAGAAACAACTGTTCTTTGCGATCGTCAACGATGGTCAAAATGGGCAGAAGAACATTACAGTGATTGTCTATTTGTTCAAAGCAACTCATCAACTGGATTTATTGTTGAAGAAGATACTAACAACTTTGTTAAATTTGATGTGAACTCCAACTCAACTACTGTTCGTGCTTTCGGTGACGAGGTTTTTGCAGATTGTATCATTGCTGAAGTTGAATCAGTGTTTGATGTTGTCACATCTTACATCGAATGGATCTATGGTGCTGATGGTAACTCTGTCAATGTTCCATTGAATCGTGATCGTCTCCCAACTGAAGAAATGTATCCATTCCTTAATGGTGAATCCCTTAACGATTACTATGATCGCTACATGGAATCTTCTGCCAACATTCTCCTACTAATTGGACCTCCAGGAACTGGAAAGACTACATTCATTCGTGGTCTGCTTGCTCATCGCAACTGCTCTGCAATCGTAACATACGATGCTGGCATTCTTGAGAAAGATGGTTTCTTCGCAAAGTTCATTGAGGATGATGCTGAAATTATGGTTCTTGAAGACAGCGATGCATTCTTGAAATCTCGTAGTGATGGCAACACAATGATGCATCGTTTCTTGAATGTGGGTGATGGTCTTGTGACTACAAAAGGTAAGAAGATGATTTTCTCTACTAACCTTCCAAGCATCCGTGATATTGACTCTGCATTGGTTCGTCCAGGTCGTTGCTTTGACATCGTTACATTCGATCAATTGAATGTAGAACAAGCAAATAATCTTGCTGATAAACTTGGTGTCAAACTACCAGTTCGTCCTCGTGGCAAAGAAACTGAACCATATAGCATTGCAGAAGTATTCAATCAACAATCTGATAACAGTAGTAAATCACAAGCAAACAGAAAGGTAGGTTTCATTTGAAGGTAGCCATTATTACTGACCAGCACTTTGGTGCAAGGAATGATAGTATTGCATTCTTAGACTTCTTTGAAAAATTTTATGAACAAACCTTCTTCCCCACTCTTGATGCTAATAATATTAATACTGTTCTTGTTCTTGGTGACACATTTGATCGTCGCAAGTATGTAAACTTCTATGCACTTGATCGTGCAAAAAAAATGTTCTTCGATAAGTTGGAAGAACGAGGTATTCGTGTTCATATGCTTGCAGGTAATCACGACACATACTACAAGAACACAAATGAAGTGAACTCTCCAGATTTGCTTCTAGTCGAATACGGTAACATTGATGTTATCTCCAAACCAGAAACAATCGTTATTGATGGAACATCCATTTGTATGATGCCATGGATTTGTCCAGAGAACTATCAAGAATCATTGGATCATATCACAAACACTAAAGCTGAAATCTGCATGGGGCATCTTGAGATCGCTGGCTTTGCAATGCATAGAGGAATGGAATCACACGATGGCTTGGCTAAAGAAACTTTTGAAAAGTTTGATTTGGTTTTTTCTGGGCACTATCACCATAGGAGTAGTGATAAGCATATTCATTATCTCGGAAATCCGTACGAACTTACATGGCAGGACTATAACGATCCCAGAGGATTCCACCTGTTTGATCTCGATACAAGAGAACTCGAATTCTTTTGCAATCCTTATCGAATGTTTGAACGAATCGAATACAACGACAAAGATACAGACCCTGTCGATTTAGACTCACTTGAACTTGAACAGAAATATGTAAAGTTAGTAGTTGTAAACAAAGCTGACTTTTATAAATTTGACAAATTCATTCAGAAGTTGTATAATAAGGGTTGTCATGAAATCAAGATTATTGAAGACATGTCAGAGTTCCAAGATGGTGAGATTGGCGAAGAAATCAATCTTGAAGATACACTCTCTGTTCTATCACACTATGTCGATTCAATCGAGACTGATGTTGACAAAGAACAAATTAAGACTTACATGAGAACACTTTACACTGAGGCAGTCAACATCGAGGTAGTATGATGCAACAACTTAATATAGAGTATTTCTTTCCACTGACAGAACAGATTCCACTTGATTTAGATTTTACGCAAACCGAAAAATATATTCTAGATAAAAGAGCAGAACAGGCAAGAAATTCTGTTACTAGTGGTATGTTGTTGTCTGTCGGTAATGGTGGAACTACTTGGACAACTATGTCAAATAATCTTGGTAACCCATCCTTTACTATTAATGTTGATGCCATGCCAATTACTATTATCTCTAAAAAGAAACCCAATTTTATAATGAAGTTCATTTATAAGTCTATGGGTATGAAATGGAAAGCTGAATGATCGTATTTAAAAGCGTACAGTGGAAGAACTTTTTATCTACTGGTAATTCTCCAAACAAAGTCTTACTAAACAAATCACAAACTACTCTTATCATTGGTAAGAATGGTGAAGGTAAGAGCACAATCTTAGATGCATTGTGCTTTTCGTTATTCGGTAAACCATTTCGTAACATCAATAAGGGTCAACTAGTCAACTCCATTAATGGTAAGGGTTGCTCTGTTGAAGTTGAATTTGATATCAATGGTAAAGAGTACAAAATCATTCGTGGCATCAAACCGAATGTATTTGAGATTTGGTTAGATGGTGAGATGATTAACCAAGATGCTGCGTCAAGAGACTATCAAAAAATTCTTGAGCAACAGATTCTTAAATTAAACTACAAGACATTCACACAAGTTGTTATCCTTGGTTCTGCATCGTTTGTTCCATTCATGCAGTTGCCAACAACCCAACGAAGAGAAGTTATTGAAGACATTCTTGACATTCGTATTTTCTCTACAATGAATCAGCTGTTAAAAGAAAAGGTACAGGAAACTAAAGATGCTATTACCGCAATCGAGAACGAAATCTCCACTGCTAAGACAAAGGTTGACTCACAAACGCAACTCATCAAAACTATTACTGAAGCGAAGACGAGTGCCATCGAAAGTATCGGAGCAAAGATTTCTGCAAACTCTACTGAGATTTTACATGCAGAGGGCGAGATACAACTTATCATTTCGGAGATCGATACTCTTAAAGCAAGCATCAATGACAAGGAAACTGTTGCTGAAGACATTGACAAAGCAAAGTCAATCAGAAGTAAGTTACTCCAAAAAATCGAAACTTGCGAGCACAACACAGAGTTTTTTAACGAACATGATGTTTGTCCATCGTGTAGCCAAGATATCGCAGAGGAATATAAAGAAGGTATTATCAAAGATCTTAATGCGAAAATGTTGGACAACAACACAAAAATTGGTGAACTCGAAACCATACTCACTAACCTTAATACGAAACTCTCAAAAATTAACGAAGTGGTTGAAAAAATCACCGACAAGAACATTGAGTTATCTACAAGAAACAGTACGATCACCCTACTCAATAAACAAATCAAAGAACTTGAAGCTGAGACCCAAAGGGTTAAATCTGACACAACTAACATCGATGAGGAGAAGGTAAAGTTAAAAGAACTTGCCACTGAAGCGATTACTAAAATTCATACCAAGACAACTCTACAAGAGCAACGCAATCTTGAAGAAGTTGCCAATATCCTACTAAAGGACACTGGTATCAAGACAGCAATCATTCGTGAGTATCTTCCAATCATGAACAAGTTGATCAACAAGTATCTCCAAGCAATGGATGCTTATATTCACTTTGAGTTGGATGAAGCATTCAATGAATCAGTTAAGTCTAGATTCAGAGATGACTTTACATATGCTTCTTTTTCTGAAGGCGAGAAGATGCGTATTGACTTGGCAATTCTATTCACATGGAGACAGATTGCAAAAATGAAGAACTCTGTCAATACAAATTTACTTCTACTCGATGAGATCTTCGACTCATCATTGGACACTGCAGGAACAGATTACTTCTTGAATCTGATGAATCAGTTTGGAGACAATACAAACATCTTTGTTATTTCCCACAAGGGTGATCAGTTGTTTGATAAGTTCAGATCCGTCATTAAATTCGAAAAACGCAACGATTTTTCAGTTATTGCAACTAAGTAAGTAACCACCTCCCTCCAACCCCTGTAGATTCGGGGTAAAAATAAGTGTTGTCTTTAATTGCCGACTGCTGTTTAGTATTTGATACAT